GACTTGACCTTTTCGTTGTGGATAAACGCCCCGCCAGTGCGAGGAGGAGTGTACAGCTTGCGCTCATCCTCCAGCTTTTTGGCATCAGCACCCTCAACCGTAATGTCGTAATAAAAGGCGTTGTACTGGGCGTATTTCTCACCAGCATCCAGCATCATCTGCTCGTAAGATTCCAGGTGCTCCCCCACGTTAAACAGTTCTGAGGTACCCAGCAGTTCTGAACTCATGCAGTTGAGCTGCAGCAGAAAGCACTGGCCATCGGTCATCTGTTCACGCAGCACCTTGGCCTTGGGTGACAGATCCTCTTCAGTATCGCTATCCAGGATTACCTTCAGGATACGTTCACCACAGGTCTCAGTAGCCTTGATCTTTACGCCGATCTTGGTCTGTACGTCTTCAGGGTCACAAATGGTGGTGACGATCAGGCCGGGGTCCAGGTAGCCGGTTTTCACCCGACCGGCATGCTCGGACACATGGGCAGTCAGGATGATGTTGCCAAACACCCCCAGTTCTTTTTCGTAATCCTCCCAGCGGATCTCCAGCTTGTTGCGATCCCAGAAGGCCTGCAGCAGCTCTTTGACGGCCTCATTATCGCAGGTGTACGGCATAGTGGTTGCGGCCACGAATGCAGCTGGCACGTCAATCAAAAATGCGGCCAGCGGGTTGGTCTTATACAGCCAGTAGGCAAACAGGATCTGCTGCTCATAGGGGGCCAGCATCAGTTCACGGGTGCTCTGACCATTCAGCAACCGCCACCCGGCTTCGTTATCCAGGGATATGGAGGCGGCCTGCAGACTCTCAGCCACTGCAGCAGGCAGGGCCGCTTTCAGGCGTTCGTCAACAGCAGCTGATAGCCTATCGTCAACACGGTTTTGAATCAGGCCACCGAATAGTTTATCAATCAGACTCATCTGCGACGTCTCCCGTATATGCTCATTCTGTTTCTCATGCCGCCCAGGGTGGACGTGCGTTCGGCGTGGTAGTTATCTGCCTGGGTTTCCTGTGGTGGAGCAACGGCGGCGGTGATTAGCGCCCCTTCGCAGAGATCCAGCAGCATCTCCAGGGCATCCGGTCCGTCATCGTGGCCACCACGCCCTTTGGGCCGATAATAGAGTAGGTGGCGCTTCAGCTCCGTATGCTCTTTGCGGAACCTGATCCATCCGTTCTTGATCCAGGGCTGCAGACGGATGATCCGCAGATCCTTGTCAGTGTTTGGGGTCTTGTCATCAATGTTGAGGGTGATCCCCTTGTCCTTTGACAGCTGTTCCAAAGACCGGGCAAAGAATTCCTGAAACTGCACTGTCTCCATCCGAAACTTCACGAACGGATCACGCTCGTGGTAGAGCAGGATGTCATCCATGATCCGGTCAGGCCGCCGCTGTTCAATGTCGGCAATGGTCAGATACAGCATCCGGTTTTTCATCCGACCGCCCAGAATCGCCGATGGGTCATTGCGCTTGTTGCGCTTACCAAGGGAGGGGTCACAGGCACCGGCGTGGGGCACGTCGCTCAGATCAACTTCATCCTCTTCCCAATCCTGGAACCACTCTTCAAAAAACACCTGGTCTTCAGGGTTCAGCGGTTCGTTCTGCTTTTCACTGTCAAAGAAGGCCGGGCCGTCACTGACCCGCATCTTCATCAGGTAGTAGTACGACTCCATCTCTGGCCAGAGCACTTCTGTGCCGGCCAGCATCTCTTCTTTGTGCTGCTCAAAGTAGGCATCTGCTGCAGCCTCGGCAGTGTCCTTGCCCTGGGAGATATCGGCAAAGATCGCCTCCCATTCCTGCCAGCGCTTTGATTTTGACCACTTCAGTACCGCCTGCCACTTGCGGCCCTTCCAGCCTGGTTTAACCAACAGGCGGGACAGAAGGCTGTCGTAATGCAGTATAGTACCCACCACGATAAAGACCGTGTCCGGCTGGCCGATCTTCATCAGGGCTTTAAAGAACCACGCCTCCAACTTCTTGCGCTGATCCGGAGATTCAACCGACTCATCATTTTCCAGATCATCCACAATCACCAGGTCAGGTCGGCAGCTACCGTGGCGCAGGCCCCGCAGTTTTTGACCGGCTCCGACCGCACGCATTTTTATGCCATTACGGGTGACAATCTGATCTACACGCCAGAGCGGGCCTTCACCGCATAGCTCCGGGTAATCCTGCTGCAGCCTCTCATTCGTTTCCAATTCAAGCTTGATGAACGAAAGGAAGTCTTCTCCCTGGCTACGTGTTTCGGAAACGATCAGGGGGAACTTGCGCTTCTTAAAAGCCGCCGACCAGATCGGCAGGCCAAAGGTTCCGGTAGTAGACTTGGCATTGCCACGGGGGGCGGCATTGGCTTCCTTATCTCCCTCACCGGTTGCAACGGCCCGGTTAATCATGGCCGGGTAGCGCTCGGCAAAGTACTTGTGCAGACGGCTGCTGGGTTTGCTGAAGTAGTGTGGGAAGTAGGTACGGTTGAAAAAGTCGAGATCCTGCTCGGCTTTAGCCTTGCGTTCACGCTGCGCCTGTTTGTCGGCAGGGAACGGCTTGGCACTGGCCTGGATCTGCTGGCGCAGCGCCTCCACTTCCTTGTCGAACTGGCGTATTTTGGCCTGACTAGGCGGCATACTTTTCACGGCCCCACTGGATCAGGTCATCAAAGTTGTCTTGAATGGCACCAGTGATCTCTGGGGCATGCTTGCCGCCGTAGTCGATCAGATCCTTGATAAACTGCAGGAACATCTCACCCCGCTGGCGGGCAATACTGTCGGCAGCTTCACGGGCAGCCTTGGACCGGCGCTCCAGAATCGCCTCAATCTTGGAGAGGGCATCCAGGTGTGTGGTAGCGGCAAGCGGCTTGGCTTCAATCTCAATCATCAGCTCATCACGCACCTTCAGCAGCTTGGCCTCATAACCGTCCTTGGCTGCCTTGGCTGCATCCCATCCGGCCCAATCGCGCCACTCAGCCAGGGTATTGCGAGAGACCCCCAGGGCCTCCTCTATTGCAACCAGGCTTTTGCCATCGCAGTAAAGCATTCTGGCAACCGGTTCCAGCCGTTCTCTATCTCCCTTGACCGCCATCAGTGCAGCTCCCGCTCCAGCCGGGCGATATCTGCGTTGACCTTGGTCAGCTCTGCCCAGGCGGTTTTCAGTTCATCCCACTGCTCATCCAGCAGCAGCACTTCCAGATCATCCACCGGGATCAGTGCCGTAATCAGCCCCTGTCGGATCTGCCGAGCATTTCCGTCAATCCGCAGGCGCAGTTTCTCGCGTTGTTGTTTCAGCCCGGCCAGACGGCCCTGCATTGCCTCGCGTTCCAGATTCATTATTTGCAACCTCCAGAGCCGTTCAGTAACTGTGTGCAGCGTTCACGGTTCTTTAAGTAATCAGTCAACATGGTGGTGGCCTGAGTATTCAGGCGGACGGTATCCATCAGGGCACCGGCAACCTTTTCGTAATCTTCAACCAGGTGAACATTGTTCTTGTACATTGCAGATATGCCCGCAATATCCTCACGATGCTGATTAATGATAACCATCACCTGGTTGCGATCTTGCTTGTGTTCTTTTTCAAATGCCTCCCGCAATAAGCGCTGCTGTTCCTCATACTGGCCACGCTGTTTGTTCAGGCGGTTGTTATCAAAGTGCCAGATAATGAAGATCAACCCAGGCAGGCCAAGTAGCTGGATAATCAGTTGGGCGAAGGGTAGGGATAATGATTCCATCTACAGGGGCCTCCAGTTTTCATGGGTGGTTTGACAATCAATGCATCTGCGGCATCCGGGCATTGCCCGGCGCCGCGCTTCTGGGATCGGTTCTCCGCAATCTTCACACTCAACCAGGCTGTCACCCTTTGGCATGTTGCGCTGATGTTCTGCCAGCACGTCACCCAGAAACTGATCGTTAATCTCCTGAGCGCGGTCCATATCATCGGGCACGGCAATCCTCTAACGCCTTTAAAAGCGCTTCATTATCGCTGTACACCTGATCCAGTTCCTGTTTGGTTATGGTTATCGGTTCGCTGCCTGGCACCACCACGTAACGCTTCCCGCACCCGGTCATGCTGAGAGCCCAGCACCCCATGCACAGCAGCAGTATCGTTTTCTGCCAGAGCTTCACGTAGTTCCTCTCGCTTGGTTTCATGGGCGGCCTCTTTTTCTTTACGGGCTGTAATGAGGGTCTTCAGTAATAGGGCGGCAAGCCCCACTATGATGCTTGCCACCCATTCCATTACTGGCCACCCTTACCGGCAATCGCCTTTAATCCTTTGTATAGAGCGTCAAAAAGGCCGTTAGCTTTTACAGAGGGAATCAACGCCAGCATTTCAGACAGTGCCAGCAGCACGCCCAGGATAGCGGCTATCCAGGTGGTAGAACTTGCGTCTGCAGTGGCTATAGCTGTGACAGCGGCAGGCACGGCAGGATCTGCAGCCAGTGCAACGGTAGCCACCATAACCAGGGACAGCAGGACAACGGACAACAGACTGAGCAGGGTTTTCATGGGTTAAGCTCCTTTTGGTACATCGTAGATATGCCCCAGCAGGGGCTTCATGCCGCCAGCAATCCAACTGGCCACATCAAAATTAGGGCAGGTTTTTGCAACACCGGGAAAATCACAATGGCCAACACATTTAGCGGGGGATTTATCCAGTAGCTTGTCTACCAACAGATGCAGACTGTTCCACTGAGCCACGGTGTAGTTGCCCTTACCGGCCAGACAAATACCAAGGCTGGTGCTGTTGTGGCCCTGCACATGAGCGCCTACCTCATCAGGATGCCGCCCGGTGTAAATCTGACCGTCAACGTCAATCAGATAGTGGTAGCCGATGGCATGCAGATCAGGGTTGAAGCGCTTGCGCCATTCCACAGTGCGCTGAAAACCACGGGAGCGGTGCCATGCATCAACGTCAGCAGACAGCACACGGCGGCCTGCCGGGGTATCGGCACAATGGATTACGATATGGGTGATGGTGCGTGACATAGGATCTCCTTTTAGTCAGCTGACTCTACAAACTCTTGAACTCTCAAACTCGTAATACAGGGCGGGTGGTTGACCAGGCCGACCCGCCCACCAACAAAAGAGGTGCAGACAGATGCGACTATAGGGGATTGAGCTGGGGATGTATTTTCAGGGTGGGAAAAAGAAAAGCCCCTCTCCGGTTGGGGAGAAGGGCTTGGTTGATGGGGGCCTTGTACACCTATTCAGGTGCTTGTGTCAATGGGGTTTCGTTTTACTAACTCCCGCTGGACCGGACAGAGCCGGTCAGCTGGGTGTTTTGACATAATATCAGCCAAACACTCGTTAAAATTTATACATTCCTGCCCCATACACGCAGCTTTGCACATTATCCGTTTCCTTTCTATTTACTAAGTTTACCATAGGCTTGGTGTTAGGGGCTGTCGTGAAACTTTGTTGTCCCTGGCAAAACTGGTGTTTTTGAGTATTTAGCCATTACTTTTTGGATCTCAATTGCAACTGGTTTTGGTATAAAAAACACATTCATACTACCTGTTTCAGGCCCGGTACATATTTGAGCCAACAGCATTCCAGGCGCACCGTTAACAGATGCTGCTCTACATCTGTCGACTTCTGCCTGCATTTCGCTGTATTGATCAATGTTTAAGCGTACTTTTCTCATAATTGGGCACCTCCTTCGGCACCGCTGCTGGTTATCACGGTAAGTTAGGCGTCAAAATTTTCCTCTATATCCTTCTTTTCTTTCGAGAGCCGATTCCTGAGTGATTCGATTGCCGCCAGCTTTGCATGTGGTGAAATGCACGTGCCATAGTCATGATAACAGCATGGGTCATTGCCATCAGGCGGCATCGCATGACATAGTGCATACCTACAGTCGAGGACTCCGACACAATCAAAATTAATGTCAAATTTGCCCTCATAGATGGTGGCGCAGACATTTGCGGTTTTAGTCCTCGCCGTGGTCATATCAAGCTCTCCTGCTTCCATCCCTGCTTCTCTTCCCGATCGGCCTTCAGCAGCTCATACACCGTAGCCAGAGGAAGATTCACATCCAGCGCAAGACGGCGGTGATTACTGCCGCTGAAATGCTCCAGCACATAGGCCCGTTTTGCCGGAAACAAAATGCGATCGACATTTTTGAAATACAACGGCACACCGGGGAACGATTGGCAGAGTTTCAGCATCGCCTCTACGCCGATCGCACGGGCTGCATCCTGGTAATGCTCCGGCAGTTCATCAACATTCAAATAAGGTATCAGTTTGTCCGGGTCGGTCATTTCTGCATCTCCAGGCTATCAGGCCGGTTGCGATAATGAGGCCCGCAAGGCATCAGCACTACGGTCAATATCTGTAACCAGCATACTCAACTGTCCATCCACCGCTGCAGCCTTCCGCACCAGTCTGTCAAACCGCTTGAGCATGAACAGCTCCAGCATAAGGGCGGTATGGTCTTTGGACAGCAATACGGTCATGCCGTGCCGGTTTAGTGTCTGCATAAGATTTTCGCGCTGTTTGTCATTCATGTCCGGTCTCCTCTGTTTCTTTCCCTAAGTTTTCAAGGATGTCTTTTAACCTGGCTGCACCATCGGCATGCTGTTGTTCGGTCCGCTGTGGCGGCGGTGGGGCTTTTTGTGGCCGTGGTGGCAGGTTGGCGATCAAGTCAACCAGTTGCGGCCACTGCCGCAGATGGGTGTAGAGCAGCCGGAAGCCCTTGGCGATCCGTGGCCGATCGATCTCTTCATCAAGGTCCATATCACCCATCAGTAGCAGCCACATCTCTGCTGTTGCTGGCAGCATTTCAACTGCAGGGGCACCTGGCAGCGAAAGTACCACCAGCTGCTGAAACGCGCCGCCGATCTCCAGGCGCAGCCATTGTAGGGGCGTATGGCCATACGCCCCTACGTCATGCCCGGCCTGTTTCCACTCTGCTAGCGCACGGATAGCCAGCACCCGGCGTGGTACATGCATCTGATGCCCCTGTGCAGGGGCGTTAAAGCGGTTTTCAAAGCGTTGTATGGGATGTTCCATGGCTATTTCCTTTTACGTCCGGCTGCTGGTTTTATTGACCTGACACCGGCCTCTGCTTCAAGTTTGGCCAGTGCCAGAATGCTTGGCTTCAGCTCTGCAGGCTGGTTTTTGTAATCATGAAGATTCAGAATCAGCAACAGGGTACGGCTGACGCAGAGCAAATTTTCCAGGGCAAAGTTGTGCATATCACCATCTGCAAAAATAACGGCATGCTTAGGCGGAATCGGCCCGTTGGCTTGTTCCCACAACCACAGGTGTTTGTGCTTTCTACGGGTTTCTGCGCCGGTCCACGGGTTGCGTTCCGGCACAATGATAAAGACATACCCGTCCTTGCCCACGCTTTCGCTGTAAAGAGGACGCTTGGTCCAGGGCATGTTCCCTTTTTTAAAGCTGGTTTTGTTGGCACCCATGTAGCCGGTTTTACCTTTGTTCCAGCTGGTACCCCCGGCAACAAACTGCCCGGTGCGACCGCAGGGGATACCGTATTTTTTCAGAGCCTGGTTTAATGCCTGCCGTGTCAAATTCAAGCCGAAACGGGCCTTTAGCTCTACCCGCAGTTCAGGTTGGGTCGTGGTTGTGTAGTTGTCACGAAGGTACTGCAACACCTCTGGAGTGTATTTTACAAATTGAGGCATGACTATTCGCCGATCTGCAACATTGCAGGGGTCTCTTTGCCCCCCAGGGTGCGGTGGGCCTCCAGGGCAGTCCTGGCGTTTTCAATCATCTCTTTGGCCAGACCGGTCATAGCCCGTGTACGCTCGATTTCCACCTTGATCTCATCACTGCCCTTGCATTTGGACAGCTTTTCCATTTGAGCGAACAGATGGTCATTCAGGCTGCTAAGTGTGTTGTTTTTGGTGGTCATTGCATGCCTCCTTTGTTCTTTAGATTTGATAACGAGCACGGCCCAGGCCGGTTCATGTTTTAATGTACTTTGTACAGGCGGTTGTGTAGGAGCCGGTTCGGCAATACACTTCTTTTCCCGCCCACAGATGATGCAGGTCCACCAGATATCGTTCAGACTGATGACATGCTGCCGCATTGGTTGGCCGCATACGCATTTCATATCGTAATCTCCTCCGTTGGCTGCTCATCAGTACCGGGCCACCACGCCCGGCATACGACCATTTTCCCGACGCCGGGAAAATGATCGTTTCGCGCTATTTTTGGGGCTTCTTTGGCGTAGCCGGTTTGAAGGTCAACACCGTCTTTGCTGGTATTGCCAGGGTTTCACCGGTTTGAGGATTCCGGCCTACACGGGCGTTTTTGATAACGGTTTTAAAGCCGCCGAAGCCCATGATGGTTACCTTTTTGCCAACTTCCTTTGTTAAGGCGCTGATAGCTGTGAACACGGTTTTTACCTGCTCTTCTGTGATGTTTGCTCTTTTGGCTATTTCTGCTGCTCCTGCCATGGTGTTGCTCCTTTCGGGGTTGGGTAGGGGCAAAGTGCGCCGTGCCCCTACGGGTTATGTTTCAATTAACTTCCAGACAACGCTCACCTGTTTCTGTATCCTCTACCACCCTAAACACCGCCCATTCTCCCAGGCCATCGGTTACCGGCATATCTGCGGGCAGCGCGGTAAGATGCGCCAATAGCGTGCCCACGGTGTCTGGCTCAAACTCCTGCAGAGTTGTTTCCATCACGACACCTCCAGTATGTCGCCAAGATCGGTTTTAACGAGGGTAACCGCCAGCCCCAGCCGCTTAATATGATCCCGTAGCGGCATTGCGTCTGGTGTAGCGGCCAAAGCCCGGCGCAGGTAGCCAACGGTCTCAACTGTTTTTGTGGTAATAACCTGTTCGTTCATACCCAACTCCCCTTATGCCGCTACATCCAACGGCAACGGCTTGTATCCGCCATCAACCTGACGCTCGTAAATACGCAGGTATGGTTTTGTACCTACGGTTTGCAGGCTTTCGCTAATAGCCTGCATGGCCCGTTTCCAGCGTTCATCAGCAATCTCTAAACGACGCAGTGACAGGATGCGATTGACGTTGATCCGGCCCTGCTTATCGACCTGGAAAGCCCCAGTTACCAACGCGCGTATTTCCGCGCTGCTGTTTGCCACCCATTCGGTCAGACATTCATCCACCAGGGCCTTTGCTGCCTGCAACCGTTCGTCAAACACCTGATGTTCGTCAATTGCTCGAATCACTTTATAGCGTCCGTTGAAGCTGGTGAGGGTTACGTTACCAACTCTGCCTCCCAGTTTGGCCTGGTACTTTTCTGCCGATAGTTCCACAAACGCCTGCACATCCTGCATGGTTTTGGTTTTAAAACTGGCAATGGTGCCAGCCAGGCCCTTTGCCTGCTCCACAATCTCATTGACCAGGTGATCCCGCTCCAAGTCTATCTGCCGGATCGTTGCGATCGGCACCAGTCGGTCTTGTGCGTCTTTCATGTAGCCTTCCGGTATTTCAGCGTTTTGCATTTTTTACAGACCTTTCTATGTCCCCTGAGTTAAGGGTGTTGTTGACTAAAATATCGTTGGTATGAACATCCCAGTAACGCTTGGTGGCCTCGTGCTGTTCTGCCAAGGCCCAAACGTAGCGTGTATCAGTTGCGTTGGTGCAGGCGTGCCAGCCAGCCTAGAAGCCAAGGGCCACACCAACAGCAATCAGCGCGATAGCAATCAGCACGTTCATTTCCATAACCTCAGCGCACCCGATGCCATCAGCCCGACGGTCATGCGGCCAGATTGATAGGCATGCTGCTGCATCCAGCGCTTGGTTCTGTTCCATTTCCTCCTGTTATTAAAATGCTTGATCACGCGCTTGATTGTTCTGAACATGGTTAGACCTCCTTGGTTGCGCCCATGCCTTCCAGGGCTTTCACAATCCGCTCTACATCAAAGATCCGCACGAACCGCAACGCATCAACCATAACGATCCGCTTGATAAACTTGTTGAAGGCCTTCTCTCGCGCCTCCCCAGGCTCTGCCCTGCTTACCTGTGACCACATGGCCTCCAGCAGCCTGCACTGAGCGCCGGTGGCCATACCGGGACGGCCATCCATATCAGCATGCCGCTTGCGGGGAAGGTGGAAGCGGTCTGAAGGCTGGCCAGCCTTTACCCGCAGGTCAGCAATCAGATCCTCTGCCTGTCGCCAGGTAAGGCCGGTACTGCTCTCCACCCCGTAATTGGAGAGCATTGCCCGGTAGGTGGCATCATCCAGCCCCAGCTTGCCTTTAAGGGTGTGGATGGTCTTGATCTGCCCCCGGTCAACCTTTTTGACCGGGGTAGTGCGGCGGGCCTCAGAGCGCATTGATAACCTCCTCGGTTACCATCGGCTCACCCATCTCGCAGGCAAGGTTCATTGCCTGGGCAACGTAGTTGTTGATCAGCAGTGGGTAGGCGTGACTGACCGGCTTTTTGCCTCTGCCGTCATCAACCGTCAGGCGGCGGGAGAGGGCGGCTATGGCTTCTTCAGTGATGATGTCGTCAAATTTAACATTGACTCGCTTGAACTTATGCTCGACATACTTATGGATATCGTCTCCCAATCCACGAATTTCGGCCTTTTGAATGCGGCGGATAACTTCCCGCATCTCCGAATGAAGATCTTCTCTAAGTAATTGGTTTAGCTCAATCTGCCCCACCATAATAATGGACAGCAGTTTTTCGTACCCCTGCTCAAATTCATAAAATCGCTTGAGTTGTTTTAATGCTCGAGTGGTTAAATCCTGGGCTTCTTCAATAATCAAACACACCTGATATCCGGCTCCCTTTCTGGCCAACAAAAGTTTTTTGAGCTGCCGGGCTTTATGCTCTCTCCTGTTTTTGGGAGTTTCTTCGGACAGACTCATGATAATGGCATCACTGAGCATGCTGGTATTAATGCAGTCCGTCTCAGTACTATCAGGACACACAAACAGCACCTTATTCTCACGCTGTAGCTGCATTTTTACTTCCCTCAGAATGACAGTTTTACCGCTACCCACCTCACCGATTACCGCCAGAAACCCACCGTGCTTGGCAGCATCCAGCATGGCCGCTTCTATGTAGCGATGTTCGTCTGATTTGTAGATGTCGCTGCTTTTCTCAACATCCCCGATAAAAGGGTTACGGAATAATTTAAAGTGTCTTCTGGTGTCTTCAGTAATCATGGTCACCTCCCTGGTCATGACATGTATGTCTGGGTTAATGGTGGACAGCCCGTTTCCTGCAGCCTTGATACCTGTCCTGGTCCTTTGGCCGTGTTTGCTGGTGTGGGCCTTGTGCATATTCCGGCCCAGTGGCAACCAAATGTCCGCAAGCTGCATTTCTTTGTTTGCAAGCCATTGGGTCACGTTTTGGCCGCGCTCCGGACTGGTCAGATACCGCTCAATGCGATGACGGATATCCGGGCTGGTGGGCGGTTGATACGCCTTGTTAATCACCAGGTTCACTAAAGATCGTGATACCTGTAGCCCCTTGGCAATGTCTCCCTGGCTGATGTCGCAATCAACGCACAGCTCTTTGATTGATAGTGGGGCCATCTGCTGTTTAAACGCAGCCTGAAATCTCATACATCTGCCTCCTTGTCAGTTTACTGCTCTCAGAGCTGGTCTGGTCTCTGTCTGGAGCGGGGCGCCTCCGCTCCGGAATCTATCTAAAACCCGGTCGATATCAGACAGGGCAATGGTGCCGCCAAATTCAGTCCGCAGTTCTGCGTTAAGTTCTTTGGTTACGGTGATATTTTCAGCCCGTAGCCGCTTAAACAGCTCCATGATCGGGTAGGTGATCGGGGCGGCGGGGCGGGATAGTTCAATTGGCTGGCCTTTCTTGGGTATGGTCACAAGGTTGGCAACCCGGTCCTCATAGCCGTCAAATACGTTCAGCCCTTCAAACGGCGTGCGCTTCTTGTTTGGTTCAGTGCTGCCGGTGGCCAGCTCTGAAAGGCGTTTCTTGGCTTTTTGAGTCATGGTTTCCGGCTGGGCTTTGAAGTTCTCACCGATGACAGGTGCATTGGCCTCAAAGCCTCCCAGTTCGGCAGGCAGCATTTCAATAGCCTTGGCCTCATAGAGCGTGTTGTTCCAGGACACGGTGATAATGGAATCCTTCCACTTCCAGATGTTCTTGATAACCTTAACCTTGGTACCGTGTGGGATATTGGCGTGCTTAAGGTTAAACTCCTTGCCTTCGAAACTTATCCGGTGATTGGTTACGGTGCGGGTCTCTTCCGGCTTGTTCATCAGATCCTGCAGCACGGCCCGTTCCGGCAATATCCGCAACTGGTCCTGCTTAATGGTGAGCCAGCATGACAGCCTGGTCATTTGGGTACGGGTATGCTTCCGGCTGGCGTTCATCCAGAGGCAAAAGGCAAAGGCCTTGCGGTTCAACTCTTCAATGCTGGTGGCCGGTTCAATCCGCAGGCGGGCTTCAAACCACTCTTCCCAGTAGTTATGCAGGGTTTCAACGCAGCCCTGACGGCGGGAGTTGCCGGTTTTACCTGGCAGTATTTCAACATCAATACCCTCCCAAAATCCGGCCCCCATCGCCTTGGCCTTGGCCCTGGTACCACCATCGGCCAGCAGGATCTTTGGAGGGCCTTGAAATGGGAATTTGTTGTTTAATTTGGTTTCCCAGGCACGTACAAGGAAGTCGAACAGGTTCTCTGCTGTTTCACCGGCTGATTCGTAGTAATAGACAAAGAAGAAGCTGCTGAAGTGATCAGCCAGGATGTAGCGCTGGATGGTCTTATCGATCTTCTTAAAGTTCTCTGCCTTGTTCTTGTAGAAAATCCCTTCCTCCATAATCCCCATGCAGCCGTCTTTCAGATAAAACTGAATGCAGGTGGAGGCATCCACGGCATGCACATGATTGGGGTGCAGCGATCGCATGTTGGTATGTGGTGTGGGGGCATTCAATTGCGCTTTGCTCATTGCACGATCTCTCAGGTTGCGGGTTATGGTTGAAACACTTACTTCACCGGGCCTGATGATGCCGTTGGTCTCGGCAAAATCCAGGGCATTGGCTATGGGGGTAAAGGCCCCCTTGTTCTCTCTGCGGGTTGTCTCAACAAACGCGCCCACAAAGTCAATCTGCTCTTCAGCAAGGGTGCAAATGCCTTTATCTGCCCGCTGTTTACGACCACTACTCCATCCGTATTCACGGGCTATACGGTACAGATGCTCCTTGCTGTAACCATACAGGGCTTTGTAGCGGGCTATTACCGCTTTACGCTCCCGTGTTGAGGCGTCTTTCAGATCCCGCACTAATTCTCGTTGCCACATACCGCTTCCCTTGCGCCCGTTGTGCAGGGCTGGTGGATTTGCTATTCCTGCCCCTGTTCCCACTTGTTAAACTCATCAAGCAGCTCCGGGTTCATCACCGGATTGCCGTAGGCCATAACAGCGGTATCGTATTCGGCAAGTATCTGCATTTTCATGTAGTGGAAGGTGGAGATCAGTGCAGACCGCATGCGGGGAGTCAGGTCATCAGCCTCCACCAGTTGCAGCAGGGCTTCAGGATCAGCACGCAGCAGGTAGCCGTCAAAGCTCATCTTCAGGTTATTGATCTGCTGGAGGAAGGCGTCTTCAGCAGGGGTGAAGCCTTTTGCAGCAGCCTCTTTTTCATACTTCTTCAGCTCACGCTCTTGCTTGTTAAGTAACTCTTGCTTGCTTTTCAGTACCTTGTCTTTGGCTGATACCTGCGCTTCAGCCTCCTCCAGCTTATTTTTAGTGTCATCGCTGATCCGATCAATCAGCGCCTGGATGTCTTCAGCATGATCGGGAGTCACGGGGATGGATTCATCACCGTAGACCAGGCAGTTGTTTTCGTTAATTTCTGCCAAGTTGGCAGAAAGCTGCTTACCTAACATCCTGATTTTGCTAAAAGGCATGCCGCAAAAATCTGTCATTTTGACAGAAAATGTTTCAAAAATTGGGCTCATATCCTCCAACATCCGATCAACAGTGCGCCATGCCAGCCCCCTGGCCTGACAGAACGCATCCCAAGTCATGCCGCCCTTGCGGTATTCCTTGGCCTGCTTGATGCGATAGAGCGTCATAGCCTTTAAAAACTCGTTGTAGGCAATGTTGGCATCAATGGCGTGCAGCGCCCCCATGCCAAAAGACTCTTCACGTACCGCCTCTATGGTCTCCCGCATTTCCGTCAGTTGTTGGTCCGCATCAGCCTTGGCCAGGGCATAAATCTGTTCTGCTGCCTGTGCTGTATCATCATTCGCCTTGCGTAGTGCCATTGGTTACCCCTCCCCCAGTTGTTCTATGTCTTTATTAATCCGATCCCGCTCAGCCTCTTTGTTGGCTTTAACCCTGGCCCAGTAGATGGCCAGCTTCATCCCCAGCCGCCAGCCTCCGCCCACTTCCTGGATAAACCCGGCATCCTGTAGCGTGGCCAGGTGGCACATAACCGTGCCCTGGCTCATCTGCATCCGCAGAGCTACCTCAGCCCCGGTGATCGGCTCTTTAGCCTCTGCCAGCACGCCCAGGATCTCGCAGGCCTTGCGTACTGATTCTATTGTTCTGTAGGTTTTTTCAGCCACGGACTACCTCCTCACTCTGCATTCATTTTCCAAAAGGGTTATTTCCTGATCCAGCCGTTCCCGCTCTTGGATCTTCTTTGCCAGCATGACATACGGACGTTCACGGGCCGTAAGTACACCAGCTCCAATCTCCCCCAGCCCAAACTCCACCGGATCAAATTGACCGGCCAGCTTACATGCTGCCAACACTTGCACCATGCTGGGCTGGTAAGACTGATCACTGGACAGAATCTTTTCAAAGGTACTGCCCTTTACCTCTATACCGGTGGCCCGACTGATCATGGCAGCCGTGATATAGCGGTCTCGCGGGTGCAGCATCTTGGACATCCGCTGTTTGATCCCCAGACTCAGATGCTCAAGTGATCCGGCCTCCAGCTCGCTATCCAGTAGTTGGAGCTGACCGGATACCGATTTATCTTTTCGCTGTGGGTTAATGGACATGACTTTCCTCGGGAAGCTGTTATTCTCAAACCAAGTTTGATATATTCCGATTAGAGGAGACCGCTGATGCAACAATCTCAATTTGAGCAGCTGTTAGCATGGACAATGCTGGGTGCAATGAATTCTCAAGAACTGTTGATGCAGAATCAGCTGGGACGTGAGCTGACTGAGCAAGAACGGACGAAATGCCACAAGGATGCTCACAAGACCGCTGATCTACTGAGAGGAATGTTCGCCGAAAACAGGAAATAACCCCGGAAACCTGGTCTATCTGCTGATCAGTAAGCATACTCATGCCGCCTCTCTGTATTGTGGTGGTGTGTCGGGCCAAAGCACTTCAATGGGCTTGTTAACGGCCCGTGCAATGGCCCGCCGAATGCGGTACCCTGTGCGATCGCCTTTAAGGACGTAGTAGACGTACTCTGCGCGAACTTTTTCGTCGCGTGCAATTTGAGCATTCGTTACGCCAGCGGCGACCATAAAGCTGCGGATATGGCGATAGCGTTCAACAGCTGTCATGGCCTGCTCCTTATGGTCTTTTTTTTGGATCATTGCCGTTAATACTCCGGTGCGTGCAAAATCATTAACAGATGCCTAAATGTAGAGAAATCTACATAAGCAGTCAAGAGAAAATTCTACATGGAACCCAAAGACCGATTAAAAATAGCCCGCAACGAATTAGGCCTAACCCAAGAAGGCTTTGGTTTTCCTATGGAATTGAGTCAAGCTAACGTCAGAGACCTTGAATCAGGTAAGGTCAAAATTTCTACATTACATGCTTTGGCGATAGAGAATATTCATGGTCTATCTGCTAAATGGCTGATGACTGGCAACGGCCCCATGTGGAATAAATTAGTTTCTGAAGTAAAAGATCCTGATCATGTTTATGCAGAGGTTAAGACCGTAAAGCCTGACCCTCTAAAACATAAAATCGATTCACTGTTGGAGAGTATGAATGAAGATCAAAGGCGTGATGTTCTTAAGTATGTAGAAAAAGAAATGCAGCATGCAGAGATGAAGGAAACATTGGACAGGTTAAAACATCTTGATCCTAAACTGCTTAAACAGGCGGGATGGATTAGCATAAGTCTTTTAAATTTGATAACCATTCCAATTGGACTTGTCCTGCTATGTACGGCGTACCGCACAATAAGTGGACCAACAGCCATTTGGTTATTTAAAAACTGCTGGTACTTTTACATTCCAGTAGGAGTCAGTCTTTTTATATGGCCACGGCACTGGGTTGTTTTCCTGAAGCATAGATGGATATCTGTTATTAGGTTCAAATAAAGCGTGATTTTTAAAAGTTGGTACTTATATGATTTAAGAATGTCTGACGAATTTTTAATACTAAATACAACCGATCATAGAGAGATTTAAGTTATGAAAGCACTGTACAATCTATTGATTTTGATCTTGCTTTTGAGTTCCGTCTCAATCTGTGAAGCCCGTAAACGATCAGAAACCTATGTTGATCATAATGGCGTCAGGCGTGTTGTTAAGACCCATAAGATATACCGAGACTACAAGGCTGTCCGTGATTTCAAAACAAAGAATGCCAGACCTAAAGACGGTCATGCATATGATGTAGATCACATCAAACCTCTCAGCAAAGGTGGGGAAGATAGGCCGTCAAATATGAGATGGATACGTGTTGAGGATCACCGCAAAAAGACTGCAAGTGAAAAATGAAATATTGTGCTCTGATCGCCCTCCACACTATTCCAAAACATTTAAAAGAAAGGCAGCTCATTTCAATTATGGGTTAAGGAACAATAATTATGGCGTTAATCAACTGCCCGGAATGCGATAATACCGTTTCAGATAAAGCAGCAGCGTGCCCTAAATGCGGGTGTCCTATCAACAACCTGCAACCTGATTCGTTTGTTTGCCTGGAATGCAAAGGATCAGTACCCGCAAATGCAGAGACATGCCCTCATTGCGGCCTGTTTAACTCTCAAAAACACGCAAACAAGCAAGAAACCGTTCAAAACACAGTATACATGCCAGCGGCAACGCAACAATCAGGAAGGAACAAGCTTACTGCTGCACTGTTGGCGATATTTCTGGGCGGGCTTGGTATCCATAAATTCTATCTGGGTAAGGGGACACAGGGGGTTGTATATCTTCTGTTTTGCTGGTCCCTAATCCCTACCGTCATAGGTTTTATTGAGGGCATACTGTATTTGATGATGTCTGACGAATCGTTCAGCAACCAGTACAAGTGAGAAAAAAGCCGTTCATTTCAATTAATGGGGTAAGGGGGGAGCATGACTGCTGTTACAACGTTATCGGTATTTAACGAGAAAGATGCATGGACTTTGCTGCAGGCAGCATTGGCCGGGGAATTACCAGACGATACCTTTGAAATTGATATGGGCGACTGGGCCGAGATCCATTTCCACTTCAAAGGGCCTGCATTAAATTCCACCCTCACAACCTCCATGATGGAGGCTTTTATTGAACTACAAAACAATATATATAGAGTCTATGCCAAGCTGCATCACGACAGCGGTACTGCCAGGGCATTAACCGCTGATGAAAAGCATGCCCTCAATATACTTATCCAAGTATCACCAGGCAGCACCCAAACAAAGGCCATCCTTGGAGATGCCGCCAAAAAGTTGGTACAAGGCGCGGTGAATAAAATGCAAGCTCGACACTATGTTATAGTCGCGATGACGGGTATTTTGGCTCTCACAAGTAATTCTATGTGGAAAAACTATCTAAGTGTTCAGGGTGAGGCAAAAAAAGCTGATCTCCATATAGCTCTTTCAAAAGAAGAGTCACATAAGTTGGAAATATTCAGCGACGCCATGAAACAGGTTCCACATGTTGCATCAATCAAGAACGATGCTGATGAATTCAGAAACAAGGTACTCAAAACAAGCAAATCTTTAGTGGACCCTTTGGTCAAGACAATAATCTGTTGAGTTTAAGATGGTAGTCTCTTTCTTTGATTTTAGTTCTACCCCTAAAAACGCTTTTCGTTCTTTGAATTTGTCTACGATTCTCGCTCCGCCGCCACTGCCAGCTTGATAGACCTGAATCGGCGTAAGGTTACCCAGAGATTGATGGGGT